AACAAGTCTACACATTCCCCATGACGCCCGATGGCAAAAACGATCGGGTGGATACGATGACGCAACTCCTAAACCACGAACGCGATGAAGACTATTTGGAGCGTTTGCGCATCCTCGCAAACGCATAGGCCCGCGGCGCGCCTTGCGCCAACCGGCCACATATGGGACACATGAATGGTGCATGCCGTCACATCCCCGCGCGCGGTCCGTAATGACGCGCGGCCAAAGGTCCGCAGATTGCCGCGCCAAATCTACCCAAACGCCATTGAACGCTATTACGTAAAGCATTTACAGGCGTGGTTCCAACGCGCATTTGCGGAAGCCTACGCGGACGTTATCGAAGCGTTGCCGCGGTACTTCCCGGATGAGCAACCCAAGCAAGATGCCGGGCCCAAGGCGCGCAGCGATGCCGCGATCGGCATTGCCGCGTTGCTTGAAAAGGCGCGAAAGAAGCTTAAGGCGTCGCTTGATTTGGCGCGCTTCCGCAAGTTCTTAGGGGACCATGGCGATCGGGTGGAAGCGTGGTCCAAAAAAGAGTTTGATAAACAAGCCAAAGCCGCGTTGGGCGTGGACTTGCTCACAAGCAACCCACAAATTATCCGCAGGGCCAAAGAATTTGTGGCCACCAACGTGGACCTAATCACCACGCTAACCGATGACGCGGCATCGCGCGTTGAAAAGGTGGTGTTCGCGTCCGCGCAGGCCGGGCGCCTAACCAAAGAAGTTGCCCAAGATATCGCGGACGCGGAACGTATTAGCTATCGGCATGCAAAACTCATCGCGCGCGACCAAACGAGCAAGCTTTATGGCCAATTGAACGTGGACCGCGCCAAAGCCGCGGGCCTTACCGAATACATTTGGCGAACATCGAACGATAACGCGGTTCGCGATACCCATGCCGCGCTCAATAATCTTAAATTCCGCTACGATGACCCACCCGAACCCGGAAACCCGGGGGATGATTTCCAGTGCCGTTGTCACGCGGAACCTGTATTTGATACCCTGCTAATCTAAACCCAAAGGATCTAAGAAAATGGCCGTAAAATACTCCGAAGCGTTGCGCAATGCGCGTTTGAACCAACTCCAAACCCACATAGGCGCGTCCGCTATCTTGCGGATGTATACCGGCACACCGCCCGCCAATTGCGCCGCGGCTTCCACCGGCACATTGCTCGCGGAAATGACGCTCCCATCCACATGGTTGGCCGCAGCGTCCGCAGGTGTGGCCGCGCAATCCGGCACATGGCAAGATGCCACCGCCAACGCGAGCGGCACGCCCGGGTATTTCCGCATCTTCGAATCCACGGGGACAACTTGCCACATTCAAGGCGTTTGCGCGGTGGACCTTGTGGGTGATCCAACCGATGCGATTGTGTCCGGTTCCCCCGTGGTGATCACCGGATACGCCATCACGGAAGGCAACGCTTAATCATGGCGGGTGATTCGTTCCTAGAAAGGTTTGATGGTTGGCTATCAACCGTTATGGGTTTCGGAACAACCCGCGACAAAATCACATCGCTATATTTTGAACCAACGATTCTCAATTTCGATCAATGCCAAATGCTTTGGCGCGGGGATGACATGGCCGCGCGGGCGGTTGAAGTATGGCCCAAGCAAATGCTACGGGTGCCGTTCAATGTGACGATCGCGGATAACAAAGACGCGGAAGTTAAAGTTAATGACCAATTCAAAACGCTAGGGCTTGCCAAAGCCTTCAAGCGCGCCATTGAATTCCAACGCGCCTATGGCGGTGGCGCCATCCTGCTAGGGATTAAGGATTCATTGGGGATGGAAATGCCGGTGGAACCGGGCAAGGTCTTGGACATTGAATGGCTTAATGTACTGCAACCGCGGCAACTCACACCATCCGATTACTATGACGATCCGCGACACCCGAAGTTTGGCAAGGTGAAGCTTTATCGCATCGCCACCACGTCCGCTGCGGCGCAAACCAATTTGCACGTTATCCATGAATCGCGCTTGCTGATATTCGATGGCATCCGCACGCTTGATGGTAAGGATTTCCAAACAAGCACCGGGTGGGGGGATAGCGTCCTAAACCGGATGTATAATGTTCTGCGCGGGTACGGAATGACATGGGATTCCGCTTACCATTTGATGAGCGATAACTCCCAAGGCATTTACAAGATGAAAGGTCTTGTGGAAATGCTGAAGATGGGCGGTGGTGCGGAATCGCTTATGGCCAAGCGCATGCGCGCGATCGATCTATCGCGGTCCGTGATGCGCTCGATCATGGTTGATGCCGATAGCGAAGATTTCACGCGCGTTTCTACGCCTATGACGGGCGTTGCTGAAATGCTCGATCGGGTGGGCCATCGCTTATCCGCTGCGGCTGATATGCCATACACCATCCTATTGGGCGAAAGCCCGGGTGGCCTTGGATCGAATGGCAACGCGGAAATTACCGCGTTCTATGATCGCGTGGACGCCATGCGCGTGGAAATGCTCGAACCACAAATCCTGCGGGTGGCCACGTTGCTTGCGACCAAATACAAAGTGACCACGCCCATTGCGGTTTCGTTCGCACCGCTTTGGACGCCCACCGAATTGGAAAAGGCGCAGGCGCGCAACACCCAAGCTAACACGGACGTTGCGTATATCAATGCGGGTGTGGCGGATCCGGATGAGATTGCCAATTCCCGCTTTGGCCGCGGTGGTTATAGCTTCGAAACCACGATCGATTTTGAAGCGCGCACCCAAGCCAATAGCATCTTCAGCGATGGGGAATCATCGCTAGGGAACGCGGACGATAAACCAAAGGCGGGTGCCTAATGCCGATGACAAAAGCGTTAGAGCAAATCAATCGCAGTTTTACCTACCACCCACCGAAGCCGGATCAGCAACCGCGCTATGCAATGATCCGCGATGAAGCCAAAGCCTTGGCCACCATCATCGCAGCACATACACCGCCTAGCAGGGAACAAAGCTTGGCGCTTACATCCCTTGAACAAGCGGTCATGTGGGCGAATGCGGCCATCGCGCGCAACGAATCCGAGTAAGCGCCCGCGCGCCGCGGTGCGCGATATCGTTAGCGATGCGTTGCTAGTGTTCGCGGTTGCGTCATCGCTAACGCTTGCGATCGTCGCATGGCATTTGGAATCTACCGGAAAACCCAAGGCCAGATAGTTGCGGGCGTTGTATTGACTTGGTTACAACTATCAATCACATATAAGACAATGGCTTTGCGATTCGATCGCGGTACGTTGCAACCCGCAAAGCGGGATGCGTCCGGGTTTTTGCGAGCGGATGCGCTTGTCACGCGCACGGGCGTTTTCAAATACCAATTGCCAGATGGCTCGATCTTTCGCGAATACCGCCCACCCGCGGAAGTGTTCAAACCCGAAAGCTTGGCCACCTTCGACCGCGTGCCGGTGACGGATGACCACCCGCCCGTGATGGTGGATGCCACCAACGCCACCGCTTACGCCAAGGGAACGGTGGGCGAGCGCGCCACCATTCACGAAAGCAAATACATCGCGTGTAGCATGGTGGTTTATGATGCCGGGCTCATCGAAAAGATGGATGCGGGCAAAACCCAAATCAGCGTTGGCTATATCTGCGATGTGGATATGACGCCCGGCACATCACCGGAAGGTGAAGCCTACGATGGGATTCAAAAAAATATCGTCGCCAATCATGTGGCGGTGGTGCAAGCCGGACGCGCAGGAAATGCGGTTTGCGTTCGGATGGATGATGCCGGTTGGCGCATCGATGAAACAGAAACCGCGGATGATGATGGATTAACCGTGCAAGCACGCGCGGAATCAGAAAGAACCACAATGGATGAACTGAAGAAAGCCTTGGCCGAATTGGCCCAAGCAACCGCGCGTGCGGACGCAGCGGAAGCTAAAGTTAAAGAAGTTTCCGCAACACTAGGCAAGGTGGAAGGCGAGCGCGATGCGCTGCGCGTTACCGCTGAAAATGCCGAGAAAGCCCGCAAAGACGCTGCGGATAGCATCCACGATCGCGTCCGCGCTCGCGTCCAATTGGAGCAAAGCGTGAAAGGCTTTGTGGAAGGCGATGTTTCTAAAATGGATGACCGCGCCATCAAAGTTGCGGCCATTAAGAAACTAGACAACGCGGATGTTCCCACGGACAAATCAGATGATTACGTGGATGGCCGCTTTACCGCGGTGATCGAGCGCGCCGCCAAAGCGGACGCGGATCGTTCGGACACCCGCAAAGCCGTGGTTGGTGCGAACGGTGGCGGGTTAAGCCCCGAAGCCCAAGCCCGCGCGGAAATGCTTGCCTATAACAAAACCCGTCACGTTGCGCCCAAGGCGTAAGAAAAGGATTTAGAAAATGTCGCTTCAAACTACTTATCGCAATACCCCAAAAATTGCCACCATTGGTGGCCTTGCTGATTCCAGTTCCGATGGCGTGAACGTGTTCACGGGTTTTTCCACGGAAGCTTCCGCCATGGTACCATTTGGCAACGCGGTCCAATTCGATCCGCTTACCGGCCAAGGGTATGACGGGTTTTTGGAAGGCGCCCATGGCGTGAAACTCCCAACCGCTGCGGATGATGTCATCTGCGGAATCCTCATCCACGATCCAAATTCGTCGGATATCACCAATGACGGCACGCTTGATGGCATGGAACCTAAAGCGGTTCTTAATATCCTGCGCCGCGGTCGCATTTGGGTGAAGCCTGAAACATCTTCTAGCGTTGCGGTTGGCGCACGCCTTTATGTGCGCGCGGTTACCGCGGGCGCGGAATACAAAGGCGCCTTGCGTGGTGCCGCGGATTCTACGGACTGCATCGACTGCACCAATCAAGGTGTGTGGCTCACCGCACCGGACGCGGACGGCATGGCGCTTTTGGAAGTTGATTTCATCAACGCTCCACTAGTTATGGCCGATCTGATTAACGAATAACCCGCTAATAGGAAATTAGGAGAATTACAAATGCTGCACAAAATGTCTCACCTTGACGCGGACCAAGCGTTTTTCTTTAACCGAAGCCTTGAACACATCCGGGCCCAAGCATACCGGACGCAATATCCGGACTTGCTTGGCCGCGTATTGGTTCCGGTGAATAACAATATTAGCAATGGCGCGGATGTCTACACCGCGCGCATCTATGACCAAACCGGCCAAGCCGCGATTGGTTCAAACTTCAGTAGCCAATCCCCCCGCGCGGACGTGGTTTCTAAGGAAGCCTTTTACCCAATCCGCAGCATCCGCGGTTCGTATGCATATTCCATCCAAGATGTTCGCGCTTCGATTCTATCGGGCCAAGATCTTCCGCAGGAACGCGCCAACGCTGCGCGTAGCATGATTGAGCGCGCCATTGACGATATGATTTTATTTGGTTCGAAAATCACGGGCGTTTATGGTCTTACGAACAACCCGGATACGCTTAGCGTCACCTGCGGCACCGCATGGGCTTCGGCCACCGTTGCGGAAATCGTGGAAGACATGCAAGAAATGGTTGACAAGATCGGCACTGAAACCAAAGAAGTTGAAAAGCCCGATACGTTTGCCATCGCGCCTTCCCTGTATCGCATTGTCAACGCCCGCATCGTTGCGGACACCAACGGCAAAACGATTTTGGAATGGTTCCAAATGCGCAACCCGGGCATCACGGTGATCGTTGCCGATAAACTCGCAACGTCTAACCCAAGCTCCAAGCCACAAATCATTGTGTATCAGCGAAACATTGACAAACTCGAAGCGGTTATCCCGCAAGAGTTTGAACAACTCGCGCCACAAGACCGCGGCATGGAATCGCTTACCGAATGTCACGCGCGTTGCGGTGGCACCGCGATCAAGTTTCCTAAATCGGTTCTTTACGGAACCGGTATGGCATAACCATGATCGTATGGGCGGACGTTGTAGAAATTGCGCCTGAACTTTCAACGGTGACGTTGGCGGTTCAGACAACCGTGCTCGCGGTAATTTCTGAAACGGTAAGCCCTGAAACTTTTTGCGGTTCGGATACCGCGCTTTATAAGCTTGCGGCATCGAACCTAGCGGCGCATTACGCGACAACCCTTAAGAACGCAAACGATAGCGATGGCGGCCAACAAGGCCCGGTTGCTAGCGAAAGCGTTGGCGGGTTGTCCGTATCCTATGCGGGTGGTTTCAGCGGCGCGAACAAATCGCGCGCGGGATATGAAACCACCGGATATGGCGCCGCGTATCTTATGCTTTTAAGAACGTCCCCATGCGCGGGTTTTGGGATCATGGTGATCTGAATGGCCAAAGGGTCCGTTAAATTCACCGCGGACACCCGGCAATGGGAACGTCTTTCCACGCTTGTAAAAGGCTTGGACGGTAGCGTGGTGCGCGTGGGCTTGCTTTCTGGCAAAGCGGGCGCGGGCGGTTCCAACGGTTCCACCGATATTGGCGATGGGATGAATCTAGCAACGCTTGGCGCGGTGCATGAATTCGGCACGATGGATGAACGCATCCCCGCGCGCCCGTGGTTGCGCCAAACCTTCATTGCGCTGCGCCAAGACCTTGTGAAGCTAACCATCAAGTTAACGCGCAACATTGTGCTTGGGCGCATTAAGACGCCACAAGCCTATGAGTTGCTAGGTTTGTGGGGTTCCAACGCGGTGAAAACCTACGTCAAAGGTAATAACGTCAAACCGGCAACCACCGCGGCCACCATTGCTAGAAAATCTGCGGAAGGTAAAGAAAAAACCACCACGCTTATAGACACCGGCATCATGGTGAATAGCGTTACCTATGACGTTGCCGCGCGCGCACCCGATGAGGCGATCGACTAATGTCGCTACGCAGCATCATAGCCAAGCATGGCGCTTCCTACACGGTAACCCGTGCGGGCGCGGGCGCCATTACCACCGGGCGCTATGTTCCCGCGGCCACCACCACCGCCACCATGATTGCGGTGATTCAACCCGTCACCGGGCGTTTACTTGAATCGCTACCGGAAGGTCAAAGCGCGGACGAAACCCGGGTGTGTTTTACGGAATACGCCTTGCGAACGCGGACGCCTGCGGGCGCCGCGGACCTTGTGACGTTCCAAAGCGAGCAATGGGCGGTGTACCAAGTTGAAATGTGGGAAGGGTTATCCGGATCCCCCCACTATCGGGCCATGTTATCGCGTCAAACGAGCGGGGGATCGCCACTATGACCGCACCGGCACCAACGGAAACCGCGATCGAAAACGCGCTACACGCATGGGTGGTCTATTCCACCGGAATTAGCGCGGCCAACGTAGTGTGGGCGAACCAAGATGGGCCAAGGCCCGCGCGCCCGTTCGCAGTTTTGAAGATCCCCGATACCGATGACGTTGGCATGGGTTGGATCCAACGGGTAACCAATGCCGCAGCGGCGCCGCTTCCGGATCTTGTCTACAGCGCACGCAATCAAAAGCGGTTCCGGTTTCAGATTGACGTGGTGACGGATAGTGTCACCGGCACCACAAGCGCCCGCGCGTTGCTGCAATTGGTGAAGGCAAAATACCGATTGCCATATGTCAAAAGCCTATTGGAAGCGTTACCATTGGGCGTTGCTGAATTTGGCCCCATAACGGTTTTAGATTTTCTCGAAGGTAAGACGCAACAATTAAGCCGCGCCACACTAGATTGCTACATCTACGCACCCGTTGAAATTAGTGAAACGGGTTATTCAATTGAAACCGCAGAAACATCCGCCGATCTCGAAACATAAGGAATAACCACCATGTCTTTAGAAAACATCATCAACGTAGAAGTAACCCAAGTTAGTAGCGGCATCACCGCGCAAGGCTTCGGCACACCGCTTTTACTCACCGCCAACGCGGCATTTGCGGAACGTGTTAAGTCCTATTACACCATGGCGGAAGTTGAAGCGGACTATGCGGAAACCTATGGTGCGGAACGTTTGGCCGCGGGCGCTATCTTTGCGCAATCCCCACGCCCAAGCGTGGTGAAGTTTGGCCGCTTGGCGAACAAGCCAACCATGCGCTACAAGATTAGCGCCATAACGCCAACGTCTTTCAATTCCACCGTGTATGCGCTGCGCGTCATCGGTGCGGAATTCGATGAAGAAATCGAATTCACTTCAGATGCGGATGCAACGGATGCGGAATTTGCCACCGCATTGGTGGCCGCGCTTAA